ATTTATGGGATAGCATTACAGGTAATGTAGGTACTATAGCAGCAGGCGCAACAGGCTTGGCAGCTACGAATGCCGCTATCAATCAAGGTAAAGGCGACTTACAAGCTATACAGAACGATTTAATGGCACGTTCAGGTGTTACAGGTGAACAGTCGTTAGCAAGTCAGATTGCAGATGGTACAACATTTAAACCATTCACTGTTACTTCTGGTGCAGGGACGGGTACGTTTGGTGACAAAGGGCTAACAATCTCACAAGACCCTAACCAACTAGCTCTACAGCAACAAGCTGCAGGTATGATGAGTGGTGTAGGTCAAGGCGTCTATGGCTTAGGCAATACAGGTGCTAACGCATTCCAACAGGCTCAACAGGCTATGAATGCTCGTAGCGGTATGGGTACTCAGCGTCTAGGTAGCCTGTACACTTCAGCAGGACAGCAACAAATAGCGGATGCACAATCACCTGCAGAGTTACAACGCTTACAAACAGCAATGACACAACAGGGCTTAACAGCTTCTGGACAGCCTTCTGCAGGCTTATTAGGCTTACAAGGTCTGACAGGTCAAGCAAACTTCGCAGGCAGCGGAGCAGACGTTACAGGCGCATTTAGCGGTATACAAGTACCGGGTGTTTCTGACGTTGCAGGCGGTATAGGCGCACAAGCTACACAGAACATGAACTTTGGTGCACAAGCGCCTAATGTTGCAGGGATGTTTAGTGGTGTTAGTGGTAGTCCTTTCCAGACAGGTGCTGCACAGGCTGTACAGAATCAAGCAATGGGTGGTGTTAACGAAGCAGGTCAATATGCCGATGTTAGTGGTGCTTTTGCAGGTGTTGCTCCATCACAGTTTAGTGGATTATCTGGACAGTTAGCAAGTCAAGCACTTGGTCAAGCTGATTTAGGTGCACAAGCTCAGAACGTACAAGGTGCATTTGCAGGTATTGATGCTCCGTCAACACGCACAGGTGCAGGTGAATTTAGCCAAGGGTTGTTATCACAAGCGCAACAGGCTTTACAAGGTGATACTCCAACAGCAGAAGGTTTATTTGAACAGATTCGAGCTACACAGACACCTGAAGAAGAACGTCAACGTATTGCATTAGAGAATCGTTTAGCCGCTCAAGGTCGTTTAGGTGTTAGTACAGCAGCTTATGGTGGTACACCTGAACAGCTCGCTATGGAGAAAGCACAAGCAGAAGCTCGTAATGCTGCTTCACTACAAGCTATCGGCATGGCTGACCAGTTGGCTACATCACAACAAGCAAGAGCTACAGAGCTTGGTCAGATGGGCTTATCTGGTGAACAGATTCAAGCACAACTTGACAGCGAAGGTTTTGGTCAACAAATGCAACTTGGTCAAGCTAAACTGTCTGAAGCACAAACTCAAGAGGCTTTACAGTCGAGTGTTCAGCAACGTCAAGCACAGCTTGCTCAGTTAGGCTTATCAGCAGACCAAATACAGAATCAATTAGCTTCTGAAGGGTTTGGACAGGCTATGCAGCTTGGACAAGCGGATTTACAGACTGCACAGCTACAGAGTCAGTTACAAACACAAGCACAAAGCAGAGCTAATGAATTAAGACAAATGGGTATGAGTGCTGAACAAGTACAGAACCAGTTGTTATCAGAAGGCTTTAGTCAGGACATGGCTCTTGCAGGTGCTAACTTACAAGCTCAACAAGCTCAATCAGCGTTACAGTCTGAGATGCAAAACAGACAAGCGCAATTAGCTCAACTTGGTTTAAGTGCTGAACAGATACAGGCTCAGTTAGAGAGTGAAGGGTTTAGTCGTGAGATGCAATTAGGACAAGCTAACATTGGTGCTCAACAGGCTCAATCAGCGCTTGACACAGAGTCACAGGCACGTGCTTCACAGCTTGCACAGCTTGGTATGTCTGCTGAACAGATTGCTTCACAGCTACAGTCTGAAGGTTTGTCACGTCAACAGTCGTCTGCACAGTTGGCTGCACAGATTGCACAGACCGGTGCAGGTATTAGCGCACAGCAACAACAGCTTGGTCAAGGTATGCTTGGTTTAGGTATGCAAGCTCAAGAGTTAGGCGGTCAGTTAGGAATGCAAGACTTAGCACGAGCACAAGGTATGTTCGAGATGGGTCAGCAAGCTGCTGCACTACCTACACAGCTAGATAGTCAGCGATTAGCTAACATAACACAAGCTCTGAATGCATCGGGTATTCCGTTACAGCAACAGCTATCTATGTTACAGCCTGCACTACAGCAAGCTCAGTTACAACAAGCAGGTCAGTTAGCAGGTACAAGTGCGTTAAGTCAATTAGGTACTGCCGAATTAGGTATGCTGAAAGAGTTAGGACTTGGTGGCGCTACATTGGATGCAGAGTTGTTACGTGCTATTAGTAATATATTCGTAGGCGGAGGTTCACAATAATGAACGCAGATATTAAAGGCTTGTTAGCTCAAGCAAATCCACAGCTAGGCAGACTGTTAGACGAAGAAGCCCGACAGAAGGCTCAACAGGCTCGTATGCAAGGTGCTAACTACGGGAATGACGCTATGGGTAGGTTTTTATCAGCCTACTCAGGCGCTGCTCGCTCGGCTACAGAGGGTGGTCGAGAGTTGGCTAACAACGTAATGGGTAATCAACCTGCTATGGGTAGGAATGAGCAGATGGCTGTACAGGCTCAACAGGCTCAGCAAGCTGAAAAGGCTAAAGCGGCAGAGCAGCTTACGATATTAAAACAACAAGCTAAAGATTCTTTATATGCTAACGAGTCATTAGGCGGCAATGTGGTGTCTAATTTACTGAAAGCGGTAGATAAAGACCCTACCGGTAAATATGCACAGGCTGTATTAAACAAATACGGCTTGCCGGACATTCCCGAGCAGAATGCTAAAACATTTGGTACTGTTCGGCATGGCGACTCAGCTTCTATTATTGACCTGACAAGTGGTGAAGTTGTACAGACTCTTAAAGGAGAAGACGCTAATAACGCTACAGGCGGTGGTAGTAAAAATTCCAAACAGGAAGCTAATAAACTAGAGGACTACGCACGTACACGTATAACCAACATGACGACTGATAAGTCATTAACTCCTGAGACAAGAGGTTTCTTGCAGAAAGAGATTTCAACGTACAGGGAGAATAACCCAAACGCTACATTCCAGTCGGTTGCTACTCACCTGTCTGGTAAGTTAGTTGATAGACTAGATTTAGAGAATGTTGAGCAAGCAGACAAAGCAAGAAAAATGATGAATACCGATATGGTACATACATTAAACACGATTGATACTATCCTAGAAAATGCTGAAGATGTAGGCGAGTGGGAGTATTTGATTCTACAAGAGATACCAGGTGCTCAGGCTAAGGATATAAAAGCCAACTTGAAAACACTATTTGCTAAAATATCGTTTGATAGGCTACAGAGAATGCGTGAGGAAAGTAAAACAGGTGGTGCATTAGGTAACGTGTCAAACCATGAGATTGGACTGCTCCAGAACTCACTTAGAGCGTTAGACCCTACATCTGATAGTTTTGAAGGTAACTTACGTAAGGTTAAGCAGCATTATGAAACCATAATGTTACTATACAGTGGTAATGAAGAAACAGCCCGTAGTTACATAGGCAAGTCACCTGACTATCTATTAGATGAAGAAACAGGACAATTGTACTACACTAGGGATAATCCTAACGACCCTCAACAATGGACTCCTGTAGCGAGCCTAGGTAATAAATAAGGAGTTTGTAATGGACAATGCACAGATTGAGCGGCTTAGGTTGTTACAAGAAGAGAAGCAGAAGAAAGTAGGGGGTGATAATCTTATCACTCCTAATACGTTGGACGCTGATAAGGCTGCTGCTTTATCTAAACAATTACAGCAAAAGAGGCAGTCTCTAGGTATAGTTGAAGAAGTAGAACCTACTGGTAGTTTCCTTGTAGATTCCTTAGGGATAGCTCCTGAGGATGTACAGCTTCTTAATGCTTCACCACTAGATAGGGCTACTAAAGCTGTTTCGGACGTAATCTCCACGTTTGCTGCAGGTGGGGTGACAGCGCCTATAGCTGTTGGTATGGGTCTGTATGAAGCGGCTACTCCTACAGGTTCTTATGAGTCTGGTAAGCGTGTTATGGATGAAGCGATGAAAGATATGCAGATGCCGACTTCCTCTGAAGAAGGTGAGAAGGTTCTTTCAAGTATTGGTGAATTTTTCTCTTTTGTTAAAGACTTCAAAGACTACACAGGCGATAAAGCGTATGACTTAACAGGTAATGACACAATATCAACAGCTGTGTATGCTTTCCCTGAAATAGTTGGGAGTATTCTTGGTGTTAAAGGTATGTCAAACAAGCTAAACCACACTAAAGAAACTTTTATGTCAGACCCCATAACTAAACAACGATTGTTAGACCCTAATAAAAAACAAGCAGCTGATTTAGCGCCTGTTAAGTTAGATAACAGAACTGGTAAGGTTGTTAAAGATAAAGAAGCAATAGCTGTTTTGAGAGAGGGAGTTCCTCCTAAGGATGTTGCGTCTATTAAGAATGCAGCGCCTGCTGATAAAGCGCTTATGAGAGAAGCGTTAGCAATAAAAGCGAAGCAGGCTATGTTTAAAACAGCGGAGCGTACAAAGTCTACTTATGATGTGGTTGGTAGGGCATTTAGTGATACTTTAATAAAACTAGATAGACAACGTAAGAAACTGGGCAATAACTTAGAAGGTTTGGTAAAAAGCAAACCATTTAAGGATACCATGCTTGATGTATCTCCACTAATCCAGAACTTCAGAAACACCTTATCTAAGGCAGGGTTTGAAGTGAAGAATGTGATAGAGACTAAAACATTAGCTAATGGTAAAATAGAGATTTCTAAGCCTACAGCTAAAAAAGAAATAGACTTCTCAGGCTCTAACTTGGTTAATATTTCTGATGATATTAAAGTGGTAATGAACGATGCTGTTAACCTTATAGAGAGAACTGCTGGCGGTCGTAAGGTAAGCGCTAGGGAGGTTCATAATCTTAAACAACAACTAGATGAACTCATTGATTACAGAGAATTAGGTAATGCAGGTAGTAGAGGTAACAACAAATCTCTAAATTATGCCTTGTTCGAGCTCCGTAAAAATATGGACGATATGTTGGATGGATTATTTCCGGACACTTACGGTAAGGTAAATGCACAGTTGCGTCCTATATTGGAATCACGTAATTACTTTAAGAAAGATATAGAAAATCTGAAGTCGAACAAGCGTATGTCCACTATAAGGGAATTAGGGGCTGAGTTTAAGAATGCGAATAGAAAAGGCGAGGAAGTTGGAAGAGGCTCTAAAGAGTTTATAGGTAAGGTTGACGAGATTAACAATGTGCTCAGTAGTCAGGGTGTGTCTGTTAGTTATAATATAAATAGTCAGCTTAACTTCTTAGATACTTTAGCTAATATAGAAAAGTTTGGCGATGTTAAAGGTCTTAGGGCGGGTTTGTATTCTATGGGCGAAGGTTTGCGCATAACAGGTAATTTATCTCCTGCAATGGCTGTTAAAGTACCTGCTTACATTGGAGGTGCTACATTGAGGGGTGTCTCTAGGTTTGCTAGTCCTAATGCTGCGGCTACTGTAACTAGAAGAACACAGGCGCTAGATAAGCTACTGGCGACAGGTAGTGTATCTCCTTGGAGAATAGACTAAAACTAAAAAGCCTACATAGACCTATTAAGTCTATGTAGGCTTTGTTTTATTCTAAGTCTTCTAATTCTATTAGCTCGTAGAAACTACCAAAGCTAAAGCGAAAGAAAGCTATATGGACTATGAAGCCTGTGAAGGTTAGGATGTCCCATTCTCCGTCACTGTTCAATCCCCATATAGGTTTGTTCTTTGTACGTTCTACTCCCATGTTAAACCCATTGAATAAACTAATTGCTATTGCCATATTTCCCCCTTAGACATGTGACCATATCCTTCCCGTTATTATGTTAGATATGTAACCTTGACTTGTATTAAACATTTCAGCTATCTTCTTCTGAGTAAGCCCTGAAGGATATAGTAGAGTTTTAATAGCTAATACTTCATCATAATCTAACTTAGCATGGTTGCTTTTAGAGCCTGTCTTTAATGCTACATTATACTTAGGTTGATGTTTTAAAATCAATTCCCTTTCTTTTATAACTGCCTGTTCAGCTGTAAGTCCACGCTCTATAGCCTGTACAGTCTCGAAAGGGTCTGTACTTTTTAACCACTCTTTATGTTCCCTTCCTCTGTTGTGGTTAGACCAAGCTCTTTCATTCTGCCCCAAGCCTATGTAAACTATTTCGTCCCCTTCTACATGCTTGTAAATATAATAGTTATTCATTAGCCCCAACCCCAGTCACCTGCTAGCCCATTTGAATTGTACTCTGTAACTTGCGTTTCAAAGAAATTGTCATGTGATGTTGTAGCTATTAACGGTGTCAGCCATTCTAGTGGGTTTTCTTTGATGTTGTAGTTACCTCTTAACCCTAGCTGAATAAGCCTACGGTCTGCAACGTAGCGTATATACTGCTTAACTTCCTGAGAAGTCAAACCTTCTATATCTCCCATCTCATACGCTAAGTCAATAACCTTGTCTTCTAACGCTACTGCCTCACGTACCATGCCGTATATCTGTGCTTTGAAGTCATCGTTAACAATACGTGGATGTTCATTACAGAACTCACGAAACAGCTTGGTCATCCCTTCACAGTGTAAGCTTTCATCACGAATAGACCACTGAACAATCTCACCCATGCCTCGCATCTTACCAAAGCGTGTATAGTTTAACAGCATAACAAACGCTGAGAACAATGACATACCTTCGTTAATAGCTGAACGTGCTACGGCTAATGCCAAGCCTGCATAGCTATTAGTGTCTATGTTAGCCATAAACTCTAGCTTGTCTTTCATAGCTTCAACGTCTGCAAAGGCTGAGAACTCACTTTCAGGTAAGCCTAGTGTGTCGTTTAACAGGGCATAAGAACGTTGGTGTGTGAACTCACGATTAGCAAATGATGCTAACATGCTTCTAATCTCGTTATTCTTAAACTTCTGTAAGTAGTGTTCTATGTAGTTTGTACCGACTGCTACGTCCGACTGAGTGAACAAGCGTAGTATCTGTGTAATGTGATTCTTCTCTTGTGGTGATAGCTTTGTCTTCCACTGCATCACATCGTCTTGTAACTTAGCTTCCCATTCTCCCCAGTGAAGGTGTTCGTGTTGTACACTATACTCAACAGCCCATGGATACTTGAANGGCTTATAAACTTTACTACTCTCAACTAAACTCATATTAACCCCTGTTCTTTTAAATACACCTTCTGCGTACAGATGGTAAAGTCATAATCAACGTCAATGTTCTTTTCTAAAAAGTCTCTGTAGCGTGTAGCAGGTAGGTCTGCATAGGCTTCACAGTCTACCTGTAACACAACGTAAGAGTCTTTCGGTGTTCCTTTGTGGAATTGTATTACGTATTGGTTCATATCTTCTCTGACAACGCCCTAGTGATTGCATCAGTTATTGCATCGTCAAGATGTTCGTCTTTACCACATATAAAGGTCTGTTCAGTTGAGATACCTACCATCTTAATCTGAATGACATGACCGTTAGCTACCTTTGTTACTTTAATTGATTCTATATAATTGTATTCTTTCATAGTTAACGACCCTCTCAATTCTGTGTATCCACCTATATACTCTAACCCATCTTCTGTCTGCTTGAATATCTGCGGTACAGTACGGAATGGTTTACCTGCTACGCTTTGTAGTCGTTCTTTGTCCTGTGCTGTGAGTGTGCTAACGTCTGTGTAAGTGTAGTCTTCTTCTTGCCTGTCTAGTAGGCGTGTAGCTTCGATACAGAAACCACAACCTTTACTGCCGTATACTTCATACATATTCATAATCCTATTAATCCCCAACCATGGTTTGCTATTGCGTTTGCGATAATGAAGAGGCAGGTGACTACCTCTAACACTATTATGGTATTTCTTACTACCCTTGGCAGCTTATGCACTCGTCGTCATCTCCTTCAAAGTCTTTCAAGGCGTTGCGTACAACCTGCTGTCCTACGTTATCCGCTGTCTTGCCTGCTGTTGTCCGTAAGTAGTACAATCCTTTCAGCCCTTCCTTGTAGGCTTTCAAGTGTACTGAGTTTACATAGCCCTTGTCAGCTCCTGACGGAAAGAACAAGTTAACGCTCTGCCCTTGGCATATAAACTCTTGTCGTTTAGCTGAATGCTCAACAACCCAAGCTTGGTCTAGCTCAAAAGCCGTCTTAAACACAGCCTTGTCATGGTCTGATAAGAAGTCTAGGTGTTGTACTGAGCCATCGTTAGCTAAGATACTATCCCATGTTTCTTCATAGTCCTTGTTAAGGCTGTACAGCACCTTCTCTAAATACTTATTCTTAATCGTGTGAGCACCTGCTCGTGTACGGTGTACATACATGTTACTCTTCAATGGCTCAATAGACGCTGTACAACCACAAATGATAGAACTATTTGCATTAGGAGCAATAGCGAGTAGATGAGCATTTCGAACCCCAGAGCCAACACCATCAGGACATTCACCACGTTCTTCCGCCAACTTCTGAGTTTGTGCCTGTGCCTGCGCTTTAATACTCTTAAACATCGAGTAGTTTGCCGAAGTCGCTTCCCAACTCTCCCACGCAATACCTTTAGACTGTAAGTAACCATGAAAGCCCATAGCCCCGATACCAATAGAGCGTTCACTATAGGCTGAAAAACGTGCCTTGTCCAACTCTTCTGGCGCATGTACAATAAACTCCGTTAATACATTGTCTAAGAATGTGGTTAAGTCAGCTACCATCTCGCTGTCTTTCCACTCGTCAAACTTCTCAAGATTTACACTAGACAGGCAACAGACTGCTGTGCGTTCCTCGTTAGTAGCTAAGTGTATCTCGTTGCAGAGGTTGCTACCATGAATCTTCAACCCTAGTTCTTTTTGGAAGTCTGGTAAAGCCTCATTAGCTGTGTCAATGAAGTTAATGTATGGACTACCTGTCCTGAACCGGGCTTCTAAGATACGTTGCCACACCTCCCTAGCCTCTACAGTATCTGTTACTTCCTTGGTGTGTGGGTCTTTTAATTGCCACTGAACACCGTTAACAACCGCTTCCATGAATGCGTCTGTCACGTTCACAGCGTTGAACAGGTTAAAGCATTTGCGGTTGATGTCTCCACCTGTAGGTAGCTTGAAGTTAACAAACTCTACAATGTCTGGATGGTCACAGTCTAAATAGGCTGCATAGCTACCTTTGCGTGTCTTACCTTGCTTGTAAGCTGTCATCTGTCCGTCAGTTACTTTAAGCATTGGCATCACACCGACAGACTTCTCTGTCACACCACGTACACTAGACCAATGACCACCTACACCACCACCCTTAACAGATAACCACGCTGTTTCTGCATGGTGTCCTATCAAGCCTTCTAAGCTGTCTCCAACGTATGAAAGGAAACAACTGATTGGCAGTGCTTTGTGGTTGGTGTCTGGTAGTGGTGCGTTACTAAGGATTGGTGAGCTAAACATAAACCAACCTTTCGATACGTAGTCATAGATGCGCTGTGCTAGGCTTGTATCACCTGCACTGTAGGCTACTGCAGCCCTAGCATACGCTTCCTGTGGACTCTTCTCGCTGTCTAGCATGTAGAAGTCTTGTAACAATGTCAACGCCTGTGGTGTTAGCGTCGTGTCACGATTGTAATCTACGTTAATCCCATGTACTTGTTTCATCTTCTATATCTCCTGCTAAAGCATCGTATTGTTCTATTATTCTATCTTCAAAAGCTTCAACAAGCAGCTCGCTGTTAATCTCTAGTGTTTCTAACAGGGTTACTTCGTCTATGCGTTGTAGTTTGTCTTTCAACTCTTCAATAGTTAGTGTCATTAGAACACCTGTCTCATTTTCTGCAAGTAATGAATAGCCTTGTCAATGTCTGCTAAACCACCCTTCTCCTGAAAGCGTGACACATACTTGATAACGTTACCTTGCAGATAACCGATGAAGGCTTCACAGCTCATCATGCTTTCCATGTACTCCCAAGGCTGTATCGGCAGGTTGTAATGGTCTGGACACTTCTCATTCGGGTACTGGCTCTCGTCGTAGTGTAAGCCGTCGTTGCCGTTCTGCCCAATAACATCCATTCGTTCTTCTAATGCGTCTTTTAAGTTTGCTTCGGCTACATACCGTTCCCATTCTTTATTCCTACCATGTTT